ACAATGATAAAAAAGAAGCGGATTTCTTTAAATCAGTGACTATCTATACTATGAGTCGCAGACGATTCGTTGGATACACTTTGGTTAATCCAAGAATTAAAACTTGGAATCATGGCGGCATGGACTACGGAGCCAGCGAATTCAACGAAAGCCAAATGACTCTAGAGTACGAAGCAGTGAGATATACAACTGGCAATGTAAGTGTTGGTACGCCAAAGGGATTTGCTACACTACATTATGACACTGTGCCAAGTCCATTGAGCGTAGCAGGCGGCGGTGTTGCTACACTCACAGGCGAAGGCGGAGTGTTAGACGGCCTTGAACAGATCTTCGGCGATGTTGGGTCAGGCGCTGCGTTTAACACCCCGGGTGGGTTTATAGGCACCTTGGCCAAGACCTTTAACACCTATAAGAATTTCAAGAGTCTGAGCAAAGACCAATTAGCCAGTGAAGCTATCGGCATACTTAGCAATCCTGGAAATATCACAGCAGCAGCACAGAGCATAGGCGGTGTGGTAGGTGCTATTTTTCCCAAGAGCGCCAGCACAGAAACCACAACCAGTGCCAGTCAACGTAACTTGGTAGGAGGTCCAGATTAAATTATGACCACTAACTTACCAGCACAAATCATCGAAGACAGTGCAGCTACTACAAAACTGTATTTTGAAAACTACGGCGAAGCTGCTTTAGAGTTTCCAGCCAATGATGTCACTGCCGCAATAAGTTTTTTCCAACAGGCAGGATTCGATTTAGATGCTTCTGCAACTTCTGCGTCTGTGATTCTAAGACAGGCAAAAATTGACGGCACACCCATTTCTCAAATATTAGACACATTAAAAAGTTTTTCTGGAGTTTCGCTGGGGCAGATAGTAGCAGAAATACTCAATAACAATCGTGTGCCCACATCGCTGCTAGGCTATAGATCCAGTGATGTAAAACCTAATCAAACCAGAAACATAGCTGCCTAATGTCTAAATTTGCACAAGGTCGGTTTGAAATGAAAAATCCCGACAAGTACATAGGGAAGAAAACCCCTCTGGCCCGCAGCTCGTGGGAGTTTGTATTCATGCGTATGCTAGACGAGCATCAGGGCGTTGAAAATTGGGCCAGCGAAAGCATACAGATACCCTATAGAGATCCCATGACAGGCAGATACACAATATATGTGCCTGATTTCTTTGTGGTCTACAAAGATAAATCAGGAAAAAAACATGCAGAAGTGGTAGAAGTAAAACCACAGAGTCAGACTCTGCGAGAATCTGTAGGCAAAAGCCGATATAATCAAGAACAGTATATTAAAAACATGGCCAAATGGGAAGCTGCTACTGCTTGGTGTAAACAGCAGGGAATTAGGTTTCGGGTAGTGAACGAGGGTGATATTTTCCATCAAGGCACTAAACGCAGATAAGTATGATATGACTAAAAAATTAGAAGAACTATTTGATTTAGAATCTCAAGCTGAGCCAGCAGCACCGCCTCCGCCTGTACATGAAGAAATCAATAGTCTTGATGATCAATATCAAGCAGTGCAAAAGATAGTACAAACACTGCCACATATACAAGAACTAGAAAATCTTGATGAGCAAGAACTAGATAATCTTGCCAAGAAAGCCGAACAGGCCTACGATGATCTCATGGATTTAGGCATGAATGTAGAAGTGAGATATTCAGGTAGGATATTTGAAGTAGCAAGTTCTATGATGGGCAACGCTATTACTGCCAAAAGCAACAAGATAGAAAAGAAACTCAAAGCAGTAGATCTACAGCTGAAAAAGCTAAAAATAGACAACGATGCTGGAGTAGATCCCAACAACGTAATAAACGGGCAGGGTTATGTGATAACAGATCGCAACGAACTGCTGAAAAAATTAAGCGGAAAAGCATAAATACTCATATGAAAACTTTTAAAGAATATCTCGTCGAAAACAAAAAAGTCTACAGCTTTAAGATCAAAGTTGCGGGCGATGTTCCTGAAAAATTTCAAGAAGCATTAAAATCACGTCTAGACAGCTGCAAGGTCATGACTTTCGAAAAGTTGTCGACTACGCCTATACAAAAATTACCGTTGGATTTTCCAGGCAAAGAAAACATGCAGGTTACTATATATGAAGTGATTTGCGAATACCCAATTACTCCGCCTGAAATAGAAACTCATGTCAAAGCTATAGGCATTGATGAAGATTGTTTCCGTGTAAGAAACAGTGGCGAACCTACAGAAGCAGATCAGGTGTTGTTAGATAACGAACCCAATGGCGAAGCTATGTTAGACGAACAAGACATGGACAAAGGCACAGGAAAAATCAAACACAAAGACTATTTTGGTGATGACTTCAATAAGGGATTCTTGAAAGATCTAAGCAAAACAGCCAAGCAGAGAACCAAAGATGGATTCGCTGCTGAATACAAAATACCCAAGCAAAAAATAGACAAAGCTGGATCAATGAGTCCAATGTCAAACGCTGGCAAACCAGATCCACACAAAGGAAATTAACTATGAACTTTCAAGACCTATTGGCCAAAATGCAGGAGTTGGATAGGCCAGCCACAGAAGCCTGTGGTGATTCACCGATGTCACCTAGCATGCCAATGAGCATGCCGCCAATGCCAGAAAAACCAGATACTCCACCTCCAAGTATGAGTTTAAATCTCAATGCACAAGGCATGGACAACATTGAAGAACTAATGAAGCTGATGACTAAAGTTAATCCAGATATGATTAATCAGCCAGCACCAATGAGCTCTATCAGCATCGAGCCAATGGACAAGCCAATGGGCGGGCTACCTCCATTGAAGATGTTGCCAGATATGGACTCAGACAACGATGATATGCCGGGTGGAGAAATGGACAGCGATTATGATGACAGTGGAGATCTAGATGCACATGAAAAAGATCACGCAGACGAAAAACCATTGATCAAAACCCTAGACCGTGATGACGACGGCGATCACGACATGGACGATCACGATGCTGAAAAGAAAAACAAAGACGAAGCATTTGGCAATTCACTGAACGGCTCAGATTCAGAATATGCAGGGATAGATGCTGCTTTTCCAGACGGCGACGACCTAAACAAGCCTAAGAAAAGTTTTAGTGGTAAACCATATCGTGGCGACAATCCTATGGCAGCTGGAGCATACGAAAGCAAAGAACAACTACGTGCCAGTATAAGAGAAGAACTTCTACAGAGATTGGCAGAAGCTAAAGGAGCGAAATAATGTCAGGATTTAAAATTTCAACTGAGTCACTAAGACCAGAATTTTATCAAGTTGTAATTACACTAACTGGTGGTGCAGGAACATATCCTACAGCAGACGGTAATGACAACGGTGCTGTATGCCCACAAGATCACAGTCAATTTGCTACTAAGCCAACTACATTGGCAATCGGTCGTCGAGTGGCAAGAGGTCATCAACGTTTTTTAGCCATTGTTGAAAATCTACAAAAATACGCAGATGCACAGATCCAAGATGTACAGTTTACCAGTGCTGGTGCAACAGCAGCAGATAATCAAGCAACAGCAGTGACATTCACAGTGAGATATGATCGTGCAGGTGCAGCAGGTGCAGGAGTAACTGAGGGGGTGTTGGGCGGTACAAGAGCAGAAATTGGAACTCCATTCCAATTTACAGCTACCACAGACGGTACAATCACTGTCGATACAACAGCTAAAGCTCTACGCTATCAAATTGGTCAGGCGATTGGCAGAACTAACCACGTTAAAAGCATGAGAGTGTGGGATGGTGCGCAAGGTGCTGAAATCCAAGAATCACTAACTGTTACATTACCTGATACACTTGCTGACATTTACAAAGATGTAGCTGTAACATTAGTTGATGCAGCAGAAACTATTGATTCTTAATCAATTTATACATAATCAAATAGGCTCTCCGGAGCCTATTTTTTTCATTAAATAAACATATGTCAAAATCCTTAGACGGCAATCTAATTAAGAAAGCCCATGCACAGATCCGTTACAATTTAGATGAGGTTAAACATCTAGAAGCTTGTATGGATCCAGTTACTGGCCCTTTATATTTTGCTAAAAACTTTATAAAAATACAGCACCCTACTAGAGGGTCAATTCCATTTGAACCTTACGGGTTTCAAGAACTGTTAATTGAAGCATACCACACCAACAAAGAATGCATAGCCATGTTGCCACGTCAGATGGGCAAGACCACATGTGCTGTGGCATACCTATTATGGTATACCCAGTTTATGCCGGACGTACAGGTATTGATTGCTGCGCACAAGTACGAAGGTGCTCGAGACATCATGGATCGTTATAGGTACGCCTATGAAAATTTACCCGACTTTATCCGTGCCGGGGTGTATTCGTATAATAGAAATACCATCGAATATGATAATGGATCACGTATACAGGCAACTACCACAACTGAAAACACAGGCCGTGGTAAATCTCTGTCATTGATCTATTGTGATGAGTTTGCGTTTGTGCAACCTCCTGAAAAAGCCAAAGAGTTCTGGACTGCACTATCACCAACATTGGCCACAGGCGGTAAAGCAATTATCACATCAACGCCCAACAGTGACGAAGACCAATTTGCTATGATTTGGTTAGAAGCCAACAAGCGATTTGACGATTTCGGCAATGAAACTAAATTAGGAGTTAACGGCTTCTATCCGTTTTTTGCACCGTGGCAGGAACATCCAGACCGCGATGACGAGTGGGCCAGATTAGAACGTGCTAAAATTGGAGAAGAACGGTTCCGTAGAGAGTTTGAATGTGAGTTCTTGATCTATGACGAAACACTGATCAACTCTGTGAAGTTAGTCGAACTTGCGGGATCAGACCCTATTATGAACATGGGGCAAACACGATGGTACAAAGATATCAGTCCCAAGGCCACATACCTTGTTGCGTTAGATCCTAGTTTAGGCACAGGCGGAGACTACGGTGCCATACAGGTCTACGAAATGCCTGAAATGGTACAGGTAGCAGAATGGCATCACAATACCACTCCTGTACAGCAACAGGTCAGGGTCATGAGAGAAATATTAAAATATATTCACGAACGTGGCGAAGAAAAGGGCGGTGCTCCTATCATCTACTATTCAGTTGAAAACAACAGTCTTGGTGAATCGGCACTGGTTGTAATCAATGATATAGGCGAAGAAAACTTTCACGGGCTGTTTCTTTCAGAACCTATACGCAAAGGGCATATACGCAAGTTCCGTAAAGGTTTCAACACCACACATAGAAGCAAGATTAATGCTTGTAGCCAGTTGAAAAACATGATTGAAAATCACAAGATGACTATCCACAGTAAACCGCTGATATCCGAGCTGAAAACATACGTGGCGTCTGGATTGGGCTTTAAAGCTAAGAGCGGCGAGCACGACGATCTAGTCAGCTCGACACTGCTGATCATGCGCATGGCCGATGTGTTAGCGGACTGGGATCCACAGATCTATGACAAAATGACGGAGAAAATCAACGACGATGCCATGCCTATGCCGATCTTTGTAAGCATGGGTCTTTGATAAATATACTTATGGACGCAACAAATAACATAGCTACAGATTTATTCTACAAGGTACGCAGCCGGTTCTCCGGCTTGAAACTAGGTGCAGGTTCGGGTGAGATCACTATCAATCCAGAACAGGCTAGGTTCTTTGATTTTGACTACACAGAAGGGCAAAATCCCATAGGACATGTTAGTATCAGCCTTGCAGAACCCAACTCTATGAAAGTGTATTTTTCTAATGGAATTACAGAAGGCATGGATGACGGGCAGAAAACAAACTGGTACGGCTTCTTGAAAGAACTGCGTCAATTTGCTAAACGAAGATTATTAAGTTTTGACACACGTGATATTGCTAAAGACAATTTAGATAAAAGAGATTACGAGTTCCTAAGTCAAAATGCACAACCTAAACCACAGACAAATATGATACAGAAATCAGTCGGAGAAAGCCTAATGAGTGAAAGCACAATGTATGGTAGCAAAACAATGAGCTATCAAAAATTAATGGACACACGTCTAATTATCAAACACAGCCATGCAGTGATGGATGACACACAACCGGGTGCCAGAACTAGAAACATCAATGCATTGTTTGTAGAGAATCAAGACGGTGAACGTTTTAAATATCCGTTTATTCATCTAGCAGGCGCTCGTGCCATGCAGCGTCACGTGGCCAATGGCGGCTTGCCCTACGATGATCTAGGCAAGAGCATTACACAAATGAGTGAAGAAATTGCTCAACTCAAGAGTTTCGGCAACTATGTAGTACGCAACGATCTAATGAATTCAGACACTAACTCAGTGGTTGAAAGAAGCACAGAGTATCTAAATCATCTAAGAGAACAGATCAAAGCATTAAGCAAACAAAGCCACTACGAGGCATACAAAGAAAACTTCCAGGCCTATGACAGCGAAGAAATACCTCAAGACGTAGTAGAAGATTTCAAACAAAAATTCACTGTGAGATCTTTTAAAGAAGATATCGCAACAGTGTTTCCAGTCTTGTATAGACTGATGAAAGAAGGAAACACCATAGGCTATGACGACATAGTCGCTATGACACAACAAGAAATCAACAACGAAGACCTAACGGTTGAAACAGAAGATAACGATCCATTCGTGCAATTTGAAAACTGGGTTATGGGGCTAGGCGAAGAAAGCTCAGTGACCAGCGAAGATCCTGAAGAACAGGCAGCAGCACTACAAAGCCTACAAGAATTGGTAGGCCAACACTTCCCAGCAGGAGTTGACGGCACTAATGCTATCGAAAGCCTCAAAGGCCTAATCGAAGATCCAGAACTATACAAACGAATTAAAGAACAGGCAGCAGAAGATCCAGATGCATGTGTGAGACCATTGGTTAAAGATTGGTTGGAATTCAATGCACCTGAAGCACTAGAACAGTTAGATTTTGGCGACATGGTGGATGACCCGGAAGCAGCCCAAGGAGGTGACCAAACTGCCCCGGAAGCGGAACCAGCACCAGTTGATCCAGCAGCAGCGGCTGTACCTGCAGAGGAACCAGTACCGCAAGAAGCTGTGGATCCCGATAATCCTAGAGACTACGAAAGACCAGCAGTGGATAGAAAGAAATCAGGTCAATCTCCACTGACTATGAAAGACGTGGAATACAAGGATGACAAGCCCAAGCGAGATTTTGAAAAGAGAAAGCAAAGGCTTAACACCGAAGAATTAGCAGAGTTTATCACATCATTTTATGATCGTGACACAGGCACATTCCCTAAAGGCCCAGAAGGCGTTGCAATCATGGTAGGTAAGAAGTTTGGTGAACAGGCAGAATCAGTAGCTCGAAGATTTGTAGAGCGTATGGCTCCTCAACAAACTACTGAACAAAATCCAGAACTATCGCGTATCAGAGAATTATCTGGAATATCACAAGGCATTGGAATGTAACAGTTTCGTCGCAGTTAGATCGGGCACTTCGGTGCCCTTTCTTTTGGCTAAATGAAATCAAACTTTTATGTAAACGTTTAGTCCTACTAAAGCGTTATATATATACGTAGGGAATATTCTTTACGTAAACAACATAAAGGAAACTTTAAAATGAAATCAATCGCAATCGTAGTAGCATCATTGTTCGCAGTATCAGCATTTGCACAAGCACCTGCTAAGAAAGAAGAAGCCAAGCCAGCAGCACCGGCCGCAGCAGCAAGTGCTCCAGCACCAGCTAAGGCAGAAGCCAAGAAAGACGAGAAAAAGCCTGCAAAAAGCGAACCTGCTAAGAAAGAGCCAGCTAAAGCAGACGCAAAAGCCGCTACTCCAGCGAAGTAATTTTGGGTTAGACGATAGTGATCTCATTATTGATGATGAGATCACATTTGGCCGTAATTTAAAGGCTCGAGACTTTGGCAAGGTAGTCGATGAAGATGAATTATCAGAGTATGTAAAATTTAGATTATGGTTAGCTAGACAACGAGCAATGGCAGCATATAGGAAAAAGTGGGCTTGACCCACTTTTTTCTTTTGGTAAACAAAGTCAAAAAAACAGCAGATAATCATTGACCTTGATAAATAAAAAGCGCATAATAAAACATGTGCATAAGGCATATAAACATTTTAGGCATAACACAAGGAGGCATTTAAAATGGCATCACTCGCAGAAATCCGTGCTAAACTTCAAGAAGCACAATCAAAGTCCACAGGACAATCCACCGGCGGTGGAGACAACGCAATTTACCCACACTGGAACATGCAAGAAGGCAAAGAAGCTGTCGTACGTTTCTTACCTGACGGTAATCCAAACAACACATTCTTCTGGGTAGAACGTGCAATGATCAAATTGCCGTTTGCAGGTATCAAAGGTGAAACAGACAGCAGGTCAGTTCAAGTGCAAGTTCCTTGCGTTGAAATGTACAATGACGGTACAGTTTGCCCGATCCTATCAGAAGTGCGTGGATGGTTCAAAGACAAGAGTCTTGAAGAAATGGGTCGTAAGTATTGGAAAAAGCGTTCATACATTTTCCAAGGCTTCGTGGTTGAAGATCCGCTCAAGGAAGATAAACTTCCAGACAACCCTATCCGTAGATTTATCATTGGTCCTCAGATCTACGCTATTATCCGTTCAGCATTGATGGATCCAGAATTGGATGAGTTGCCAACAGACTTTCTGAAAGGTCTTGACTTCCGTATTGCCAAGACATCCAAAGGTGGCTTTGCTGATTACTCTACATCAAAGTGGAGCCGTCGTGAACGTTCACTAACAGATGTTGAATCAGCAGCAGTAGAAGCACACGGTCTTTTTGATCTCAGCGGATTCCTGCCAAAGAAACCCACAGATGTTGAGTTGAAAGTAATGAAAGAAATGTTTGAAGCTTCTGTAGATGGTGAAGCCTATGACATGGATCGTTGGGGTCAATACTTCAAGCCAGCAGGTATGAGTCAGGCCACTGGTGATCCTAATCGTCCAGCAGCGTCGGCTCCTGCAGCAGATGCAGACGACGAACCCGCTCCTGTAGCTAAGGCCGTTCCGGCAGCGGCACCAGCAGCTTCGGCAGGTGATAACAGTCGTGCGCAAGATATCCTTGCCATGATTCGCAATCGTCAGAAGCAGTAATAGCTAAACATAGAGTGTGAGGTAACTCACACTCTATTTCTCAACAGGGCAAAAATAATATGGCAAAAGCATTTGATATTTCTAAATTTAGAAAGTCAATTACTAAATCTATCGACGGTTTAAGTATTGGCTTTAACGACCCAACAGATTGGGTCAGTACAAACAACTACGCATTAAATTATCTAATCAGCGGCGACTTTAAACGTGGTATTCCGTTAGGTAAGGTAACTGTGTTCGCAGGTGAAAGTGGTGCAGGTAAGAGTTTTATCTGTTCAGGTAACCTAGTTAAGAACGCACAAGCACAAGGTATCTTTCCTATCCTGATCGATACAGAAAACGCACTAGACGAAAAGTGGTTACACGCACTTGACGTTGATACAAGCCCAGATAAGTTGTTGAAACTTAACATGGCCATGATTGACGATGTGGCAAAGACTATTACAGAATTTGTTGCAGAATACAAAACAATGCCCGAAGACGAGCGTCCTAAGGTGTTGTTCATCATCGACTCGTTGGGAATGTTACTGACTCCCACGGATGTTAACCAGTTTCAAGCCGGGGATCTCAAAGGCGACATGGGTCGTAAGCCTAAAGCACTAACAGCACTGGTTCGTAACTGTGTGAACATGTTTGGTAGTTTAGGTATTGGTCTAGTAGCAACTAATCACACATACGCAAGTCAGGATATGTTTGATCCAGATGATAAGATCTCAGGCGGTCAAGGTTTCATTTACGCATCTAGTATCGTTGTTGCTATGCGTAAACTAAAACTGAAACTTGATGCAGACGGTAACAAGACTACAACTGTACAAGGTATTCGTGCAGCCTGTAAGATCATGAAAACACGTTATGCAAAGCCCTTTGAAAGTGTACAGGTCGAGATTCCTTATGAAACAGGTATGAGTCCATATAGTGGATTGGTCGACTTGTTTGAAGCCAAAGGCATGCTCAAAAAAGAAGGTAACAGCCTTGTCTACACCACCAAAGACGGTGAGATCATCAAACAGTTCCGTAAGGCATGGGAACGCAATGAGAAAGATGGGCTTGACATCGCCATGGAGGACATTTCAAAACATGGCGAAATTTCCGCTTCAGAGATAACTACTATTGTTGAACCTGAAACGGAGATTACTGAATGAAAGAAGATTTAATTGCTGACCTGTGGCATGTGGTGATTGGACATATTCCTGAAAAACAAAGACCAGATGTGGCCACTGATTTTGTAAACACATTGTTGGACTATGGTATTAAAGAAAGTGTGTTAGACAGTCTGCAAGGAGTAGATCCTTTTCTCGACGAAGCTATTACATACGCTATCGACGGCGAAGAGATCGATGATGACACAGACAGCTACGACGAAGAGGAATAAATGAATTGGTACGACAAGGTCAGTAAAGATATAAGCAACATTCCCGATGCTGCGGCCTATTATGAAGCTGAGTTAATCGAAGCAAAACAAGATGTCCGCATAGCGGGAAACATCGAGAAGGCAAGTTCGCAAATGCCTGGCATCGTGGAAGAACGTTTTAATCAACTTCAAGAAATTGAAGGTATCCTTGAGTACTTAAACATTGAACTTCGAAGGCTTCGTAGTCAGCATTTTCGCAAATATTTAGAAAACTATCAACGAGCTTTATCTTCTAGGGACTGTGAAAAGTTTGTAGAAGGTGAAGCTGACGTTGTAGATTTTGAAAAGATCATCAACGATTTTGCCTTGCTTCGAAATAAATGGTTAGGTATTATCAAAGCACTTGATCAAAAACAATGGCATCTAAGTAACATTGTTAAACTACGAGTATCTGGTCTAGAAGACGCCAGTCTTTAAATACTGGATAATATACGCAGATAAATATCTGCATGAAACGCATTGTATTAATCACCGGAGGATTTGATCCTCTTCACTCTGGGCATATTGCCTACATCAACTCAGCACGAGAACTCGGCGATTCGTTAATCGTTGGAGTTAATTCTGACGAATGGTTACGCAGAAAGAAGGGGCAAGAATTTATGCCCTGGGAAGAACGTGCAACTATTATTTCAGCACTTCACTATGTTGATCGGGTTATTAACTTTGATGACAGCGATAACAGCGCCAAGGATGCTATTAGAAAAGTTCGATCAATCTACCCGACTGCACAAATAGTCTTTGCCAACGGTGGAGACAGAACCAAAGAAAACATCCCAGAGATGGATCTACTTCAAGAGATGCTTCATTTAGATTTTGTATTTGCTGTCGGCGGCGATGATAAAAAGAACTCAAGCAGTTGGATCCTACAAGAATGGAAAGCACCTAAGACAGAACGGCCTTGGGGATATTATAGAGTGTTGCATGAAGTTTCGGGAATGAAGGTAAAAGAATTAACCGTTGAACCTGGAAAAAGTTTAAGTATGCAACGACACAGCCTACGTGCCGAGTACTGGATTGTCAGCGAAGGTGAAGCAATAGTTAATAGACAAATGGAAAGCGGGTATTCCTTACCATCTGTTCATTTAAGAAAACATATAGAATATAAAGTGCCTGTAAAAGAATGGCATCAGTTAACTAATCCGTTCGATGTCCCAGTAAAAGTAGTCGAAATACAATACGGCGAACAATGCATTGAAGAGGACATAGAAAGAAAATGATTCCAATTTTTATCGGATACGACCCCCGAGAAGCTATAGCATACCATGTATGCACAAATAGTATTATTAGACATTCTAGTCATCCGGTGAGTATTAATCCCTTGGCATTGAATATACTAAAAGACTACGAAGAAAAACACACAGACGGTAGTAATCATTTTATCTATAGTCGTTTCCTAGTACCTCACTTAATGCAATATAAAGGTTGGGCAATATTCATGGACGGCGACATGTTGTTACGAGACGATATTGAAAAGCTATGGGCATTGAGAGATGAGTCAAAAGCAGTAATGGTTGTTAAACATGACTATAAAACTAAAATGACTGAAAAATATCTTGGTTCTAAAAATGAAGATTATCCTTGTAAAAATTGGTCAAGCGTGATCCTTTGGAACTGTGGCCATCCTGCCAATGCTGTAGTTACTCCGGAATTTATACAAAACGCCACAGGGGCACAGGTACATAGATTTACATGGCTCGCTGATGAGCTGGTTGGCGAATTACCAGCTGAATGGAATTGGTTAGATATTGAATATGAATGGAACCCCCAAGCAAAATTAGTTCATTATACATTAGGTACTCCTTGTTTCCATGAGTTCGCCGACCAAGGCGATTTTGCCAACGAGTGGCATAGAGAAAAAATTTATGTAGATTATTGTCTACAACACGGCCTATGATATTTCTCAGCAAAAACGGAGAAGATCCCTACATCAATATGTTTGCACAAGGCTGCAAAACTAAATTCACAGCCACTGAAGATTTTCAATACAGCAGCAGTCAGGATCCTATTGTGCTGAGAGGTATTCTTAAAAAGAAAATAATTCACAAGTGCTGGGAAGATCGTCGCGATTTCTATTATGTAGACACGGGCTATTTTGGCAATGAAATTACAAATTCTAATCCTAATGGATGGAAGTATTGGCATCGTATAGTAAAAAATGATTTGCAGCACAACACAGTAATAAAACGTCCGGATGATAGATTTCGACATTTTAACAAAAAAATACACGCATGGAAAACACCTGGCAGAAAAATATTGATTGCCAAGCCTGACGAAAAACCTATGAAGTTCTATGACTATGACATGAAGACATGGCTGGATCACGTAGTAGCGACTATTAGACAACATACTGATCGTCCGATTGAAATTCGTGATCGTGCGGCTAAAAGATTAGATCGCATGGTGACCAATACACTACAAGAAGCCTTGGACGATGATGTATTTGCCCTGGTAACTTTTAACAGTGTAGCAGCCACTGAGGCTGTGTTTTATGGGGTGCCAGTCTTTACTTTAGCTCCTTCGAACGCAGCAGCGCCTATGGGATTACAGGATCTCAGTCTAATAGAAACGCCTCGATATCCAGACACTGACGAGAGATATCAGTGGGCATGTCATTTGGCCTACGGACAGTTTCACAACAGTGAGTTATCTTCCGGACGTGCATTAGAATTACTACAAGAGAATTTTTAAAATATGAAAGCACTTATAAGCGACAAAGAGATAGCAAATTTTTTAGTCACAACGATTGCTAACAGTTTCAGTGATGCTGACATAGAAACTGCACTGTCTCTCGAATATAACGAACAAGAAACAGGCAACGAAATTTTAAATATTATTGAAAAGAGAGATGCAGGTAAAATAGATAAGTTTAAGGATAAGTTAAAAGGAAAACTGAGGTTAGCAGTAGATAGAGATTTACGAGCTCATATCGAAAAACTTCAAAACTTTTTAAACAACACAAGAAAAAGAAAAGAATATGTTATTCGACAAAACTTTTCAAAAATTGTGGAAAAGTTAGGTGTTGAGAATATCCTAGACTTGTATAAACTCAGCGATGAACACGGGTTTGTTAAGTCAGTGGGATTACAAATTGATGAAAACACCCAGTTAGTTAGACGATCGACATATCAAAATTCGTTAGACGACTGCATTTTAAGAAACACCACAGGCAACGAAAATATCTTGGTTGACAAGATAGATAATGCTCTTCCGTTTTGGTTTATTGATTCCGGATACACTAATTTTTTAGAAGGCAAGCAGAAAAAATGGCATCGACTAACTAGAAATCACATCCATCAATTGCCAACATTTCAACCGCCGGTTGACAGATTGTCGATATTTAAAGAATTTCCAAAGCCGTGGCGTACTGGTGGCAGCGATATATTGATAATTGAACCCGGCCCATTTTCTGCGGCAATCTTTCATGTAGATGTACAACAATGGAGGAATGCCATTGAATCAGAATTGAGAAAATACACCGATAAACCGATTAAATTTAGACCGAAAATAGATAAAAAGAATAGACAATCATTATACCAAGAATTATTAAATGAAGATTATTATTGTGTGATAAACATCAATTCAAACGCTGCCACTGAAGCAGTGTGGGCAGGAATACCTATAATTACACTTGACAGACATATAACCAATTCGATTAGTCGATCAAAGATTTCAGAAATAAATGATCTCGCGAGGCCGCATTTAGCTAATTGGCTGTGCATGCTCAGTTACAGTCAATTCACCTACAATGAATTAATAAACGGCACTGCATCAGCAATAATAAAAAACTATCATGTCTAAATATACTGCGGTTGCATACTTCGGAGGAATTCCTCCTAATAACACCAATACAGAAAAACCGTTAATCTTGACTAATTTCTGTCAGGGGGTAACAGCCGCCGGCGACACTGCGATATTACACAAGGGAATGGATGCGATTCCATGTGATGTGGCGTTAATTCAGGGATTTGTACACGAGCATGGCAAAGACTCGCCCCACCTTAGATTAAGAAGAGCTGCTATTGATCTGCAAAGAAGAAATAATAAACGATCGTTGATTGTTGATAGTAATTTGTTCTTATATGCTAATAAAGAAAATCCGTTACACTACCTTAGATATAGTTTTGATGGAGTATTTCCAACAACAGGATTTTACTTTGATACTGAAATTGATCCTAGCCGCTGGCAAAAAATCAGCAAACATTTAAATTTAAGTTTAAAAGATTATCGAAGTCACGGCGAACACATATTAATATGTCTACAGCGTAACGGTGGGTGGAGTATGGCTGGACTTGATGTACAAGATTGGGCTATAAACACTGTTAATATTTTAAGACAATACACTGACCGCCCTATCGTTATTAGAGCTCATCCGGGTGATAAAGCAGCACGTGAATACCTCGATCCTAAAAGTCCTAAATGTAAAATAAAATTTTCTAAAGCAGTTAGACTCAGTACCAACACAAATTTAGTAGACGACCTGCGTAATTGTTGGGCCGCAGTGAATTACAACTCCAGTCCAGTGGTAGGAGCAGCTATAGAAGGCATACCGATATTTGTCATGGATTCGATCAATAGTCAATGTGCTGAAATTGCCAACACTGATTTATCAAAAATAGAAACACCAACTATGCTAGATCGGCAATCTTGGGTCGAACGACTCGGCATGTTTCATTGGAATTTCCAAGAGCTCACCTCCGGTGAGTGTTGGCAGCATATACGCAAGTTCATTAAATAAGTTGATGTATAAATTTCAAGTAACACAGCTAGATTGGTCAGAGAATCCGTGGTTTCAAAATTGGAAAAACATAAAGGTGGTAGATACCTGGAAAGATGTTTCTAGCGATCTTCCAGTAATTATTGGATCTGATTTATTAAAATATCAAGTACGCCAGTGGTTAAAAACTTCTCAACCTGCAATTTACATAGGTCGAGGATACCTAGGTAATCATATAGGCAAAGGGCGTTGGTGGTGGCGGTATAGTATAAACAGTTGGGCCAATACACAATTAATGCCAATACCGTATTCTAGATGGAAATTAACCGAACTCCCTAAGCATCCGTGGAAAGTTAAAACAATTAAAAATATTTTGTTGTGTCCTAGTAAAATGACAGGGCACGTATGGGGTTCTAATCAAAACGGTAATTGGACCGATCAACTGATGGATAAATTTCCAGGAGCAACTATTAGGATCAGGGCAAAGGAAAGAAAATCCAAATTACGATGGGCAACACTATGGAGCGATCTAGATTGGGCAGATCTTGTAATCGCTCAATCATCTGCAATAACCTGCGAAGCATTTTGGTATGGAAAGAAAGTTATCAGCTTAGAACCGTGTCCGACATGGGCAGCTGGAAGAACCTTTCTAGATAATTGGCAGGACCCTACAGAACCAGCAGGAAGAGAACAATGGCACGAGCACCTAGCATGGAGTCAGTTTTCTAGAAACGAATGGGAAACTGGAATTGCCTTCGATCTTATTGAAAAATACTTAGGTCCTGTTATGGATTATAAATCTAATTATTCTTATAATCTAGTAGAAGATTTTAACTAAAATCTTTCATCTCAGCTATCATGGTAGCATAATCAACAATATCAAAGTCAAACTCATTTCTAGTATCTATTAGAATTTTATTGACTGGCTTTGGGCCTTGTGTTCTCAATATCGTTTTACCTAACTGATATATGTCGTTTATTTTTGACACCAGGTCGTACTTGTTAATTTTGTTTTCATTATTAACTACATGATATACGCCTGTTATTGTAGGGTTAAGCATATATTTTTCAATACACTTTGCAAGTTCTAATGTGGTAATACCATTCCACCAAGCATTATCCCATCCTTGTAATTCCTGTTGTGGATTAGTTGTAATCCATTGAAAAAGACCGGTGCCGTTTGATTTAATCTCCGGTCCTATGATGCTCATTCTAAATGTGATATCTTTAGCATTATTAATTTCACCTAGTGATTTTGACTTGCCGTATGAGTTGGTTTCGGTGTGCGTATCTGATTCAATATAGTTTCCTTTCTTGCCGTCAAACACACAATCAGTTGATAAGTGAACTACTCGTGTTTTGCTGTTTGAAAAAATATGTTCTAAAAAATGCGGAAACCATCCATTGATTAATGCAGCACGGTCCGGACGATCGTTACTGTCTTTGACTAACAACCCTATACAATTGATTACAAAATCAAACGTATCTACAGCTTCTCTAAGTCCTTGTACTTCTGCAAAGTTCTCAATGTCCACAACAATATCTGCGTTAGATCTTGCCATGGTATTTACAGTATGACCCTGTTGTTTAAGATATCGTGTAATAACATGGCCTGCCATCCCATTGGCACCGATTACTAAAACTTTCATATAAACTTACCTTTCTTAAGCATTTCTTTAATTTCTTGTTTGTTCATTATTTTAGTCACAGATGAAAACTCTGCATACGGAAATGGTGCATGATCTTGATAACGAGTGGCCAGTGCCTGATTGTATCCTGCTGGAAGTGTTAAAAAGTAATTGCTGTCGTAGCAAAAAGACAACTGCGATTCGTGATGCGAAATTAACATTTCGTCTAGTTTTTCACCGGGGCGCATTCCAGTTTCTTTAACTTCAACAACTCCGTATTCGTCCATTAACACCTCTGCTAGGTCTTTGATGTAACATGCAGGCATATTCATCACAAACGTTTCTCCACCTATGCTGTCAATGCTTGCTTTGAACAGCAATAGAATAGCTTCTTCTAATGTTAAAAAGAAACGTGTCATTTTTACGTCAGTGATTGTGATCGGCCCGCCAGCTTTAATTTGTTCAATGAAGAACGGAATGACAGATCCGCTTGACCCCATAACATTCCCGCCGCGGATACACACAAATTTAGTGTAATCACTTAAATCGTTTGCTTGAACAATGATCTTTTCGCCTACTGCTTTAGTCATGCCGTACAGATTTATTGGCTCAACTGCCTTATCTGACGAAACGTCTATGACTTTCTTTACACGATTTTCAATAGCAGCATTAACAATGTTAGTAGTGCCGTTGATGTTTGTTTTAATTGTTTCTTGGACATTTTCTTCGCAGACTGGAACGTGCTTAAGAGCTGCAAGGTGAAAAATATAATCGACGTCTCTAGTTGCTTGTTTAACTGCATCATAGTCTCTGATGTCACCGATTATAAATTTAAGTTTAGAATTATTAAACTTACGTTTCATTAATACCTGCTGTAACTCCCCTCGAGAAAAACAGATAATTTCTTCCACATCATAATTCTTTAATAGCATGGTGATTAAGGTCTGACCCCAAGACCCAGTTGCACCGCTTACAAAAATTCTAGTTCCGTTAAACATTTTGATTCCTTAACATAGTAATAATTTCTTCGTCTGAATACAATTTTTTGTGACTTATAAACTGCATGAATTCATCATAGGACACAGATTTATACGACTTAGGTGGATCGATCTTAGTAGCCGGAAGTTTAATCAATGTGAATCCAAAATTAGTACTCATTGGATATATTTCAAATGATGTTTCTTGTAACATATAATGTAACAACTTAAAAGAATCCGAACACCGACTAGATTGCGTGTATTTTCTAGAAGGAGGAATCATATCATGTAATAAAATCCATTTAGTAGCATGGTCTATAGAATTATTAAAATCACGTAGACATAAT